CAATTGGTAAGGACATTACATCAAGATTTGATTATGTACCTCAAAAAGTTGCTCACCTAGTTACAGCAGAATTTACACAAGGTTGTGCAGTGATTGACACTACAGGCTTAGTGCAGATTGATGTAACTGAGTAATAACGATTTGTAAGGGCTAGGCAACTAGCCCTTACTTTAGATTAGGAAACACACAGATGACTATGACAAAGGAAAAAATTGCTTCAATGGCGCTGATCCGTTTAGGCGGAGCACCTATCACAGATTTTACAGCCAACACAAGAGAGGCTCAAGTTGTGTCAAACATGTATGACACAGTCAAAGAAACATTATTCAACTACGCACAATGGAACTTTGCTACACAAAAGAAAATACTAGCACAATTAAATGAAACCATCACTGACCCAAACTACACAGCAGTTTATTCTATGCCTGCAAATTTGATCAGAGTAATTGGTGTGTTTGACAAGAACGGCAACTACTACACAGATTACAGTGTAGAAAACAACAAAATTTACACAACATTTAGTGGCGCAAGATTACAGTACATTGAATTGCAAACTGAAAGTGACTTCCCAGCATTCTTTACAGAGTGTTTGGTAGCAAAATTGGCATTTGAAATGGCTGAAGCAATAACTGGCATAGGCTCTGTACAAGAAAGATTGTTTCAAGAGTTTAACGAAAAGTTACGAAAGGCAAGAATTGCTGATGGTCAAGAAAATCCACCTCAAAAAATAATTGGAAGAGGCAGTTTAATTGATGCACATCAAGGGCAATTCAAAGTTACTTACTCATGACACTAAAACAAACGCAGTTTCTTTTTACCAAAGGTGAAGTTGGCCCTTACATGGAAGCAAGGGCAGATACTAACATCTACAAAAGTGGTTTGAGAACTTGTGAAAATTGGTTGATATTACCACAAGGTGGACTCAAACGCAGACCTGGTTTTGAATTTATTGATGATCATCCGCAAACAGTGGGTGCAGATGCAGGTTTTCATGAACAAGCAAGACTGATTGCATTTAATTTTAGTGCAGAACAAGAATATGTGTTGGTGTTTGAACCAGCTAACGGCGGTACAAATGCAAAAATGCATGTGTACAAAAGTGATTTGTATCAAGCCACAGTTGAAGATGGTGTAAGTGGTAATGTATTACCAATCACAACCTCAAACATTAACGAATTTAGATTTACACAAACACTTGACACACTCATAATAGTTTCAAAAAACATGCGTCCTGTAAAAATTGTGCGTGGCGCAACACACACAGATTGGACAGCATCATATTTAGATTTTGATTATGTGCCTTTGACAAACTTTGGTTTTGACAGTGGCATCAATGTTACAGCAGTTGCCAATCATGCCAACGGTGAGCCTAATGTTTCTTTTGGTGCAAATGTACAACTAGATATCAATGGCGGCACATACCAATGGACAAATGCAAATTGGCCTGATACATCAACATGCACATTTTTATCAATGGTGGACTTGCAAAAATACACAATGTAGCATCATCAACACAAGCATTCTGCACAGTTGATGAAGAATTGGTCAATGATGATGATGTACTTGCAGATGAATGGGATATTGATGCATTTTCAAATTTATCAGCAACATATGGAGGCGGATGGCCAAGATCAGTTACATTTCATCAAAACAGATTGATATTTGGCGGCAGTAGAGACAAGCCACAAACTATATTTGGCAGTCAAACTGCATCTGTGTTTAATTTTAAACCAACCACAAAGTCAGTTGAAATTGAAAAAACTACAACAACCACAGAAGGTAACTCAACAATTGAAACAGAAGAACACATACAAGGTATTGTTACAGATGATGCTGGTTTTAATTTTACAATGGCATCAGATGAAGTGAATGTTATTCAACATTTAATATCACAACAACAACTTTACATATTTGCCAGTGGTGGTGAATGGCTTATGGAAGGGCAACCTGTAACACCAACCAGTGTTAATGTCACAAGACAAACCAATTACGGCATACTAGACAATGGACACAAGCCGTTGATTGTAGACACAGAAGCAATGTTTTTGTCCAACAACACAGAACTTAGAGCTTTTGCATACAACTACAACACAGATGGTTATCAAGCCAAGAACTACACACTTATCAGTCATCATGTATTAAACAATCCACTTGATCTTGCTCATGTGCGTTCATTTGCAGACACCAATTCAAACTATGTGTTTGTGGTAAATGGTGATGGCGAAATGGCATGTATGTCAATCAATGTAGAAAAAGATGTATTAGGTTGGAGCAGAATACAAACAGATGGTGAATTTTTAAGATGTTTAGAAGTTGACAATAGTTTGTATGTGTTGGTCAAAAGAAACATCAATGGCACAGACAGAATTTATTTAGAAAAAATGAGTGACAGTGAATTTTATGTAGACTCATATTTGGCAGACACCACAAGTTCACAATCATCTATTACACTTGATCACTTGCCCAGCACCACAGTAAGAGTTGTTGCAGATCAAAGTGTACACGCAAATGTAACCACAGATGGATCAGGTGTTGCATCACTTAATTCAACTTTTACAAATGTTGCGGCAGGATTGCACTATGCATCAAACATAGAAACATTGCCAGCAACTGTAATTGTAGGACAAACATACTCACAGCGTGGTGAACAGATTACAAAGAAAAGAGCAGACATTGTGTTAAGCAATACACAAGCATTAACATTTGATGGATTTGATGTAGGTTTTGAAACATTCAACTCAACAACAATCAATTCAACACCTACCACATACACAGGCACAAAAGTTGTTTATTTGACAGGCATGGGGCCAGATTTAACAATCACTGCCAATGTAAACGATCCATTGAAAGCAACAATACTAGGCGCAACCATTGAATACAAAGTGCCGTTAGACACAACAGGGAGCGGCTAATAAATATTAGCAAGGATTAAACATGGCATTTTTAGCATTATCATCATTAGCAACAGGCGGAGCGGCAACAGGGGCGGCGGCGGCGGGTGCGGCGGCACAAGGCGCGGCTATGGGTGCGGCGGCTTCTGCAACAGCGGCGGCGGCAGGTTTAAGTGCTGGTTTATTAGGAACACTTTCAAGCATATACAGTGCGATGAGTCCTATATTTACGGGACTATCATTAGCGGCACCATTTATAGCGGCAGGTAGTACAGCGGCATTGGCTTCACAACAAATGGCACTTGCAAATGCACAAGCATCATTGACTGAATATCAAATTAAAAACATGGAACAAGCTTCAGTGCTTAGACAAAGTGAGCGTAAGAAAAAAATGCGTAGAGCAATTGGTACACAACTTGCATTGTACGGTAGCAGTGGTGTTGATCCGTTGCAAGGTACACCTGTTGATGTAATGGGTGATACAGCGGCAGAGTTTGCATATGAAGATTATGCAGATGCATTTGAAACACAAGGCAGAATTTACAGCAACATGATTAAAGCAAGAAACCAAAGAGCAATGGGCAAACAAGCGGCGTTTGGCAGTTTACTTGATTTTGGAACTAGGTTTGCAATGAGAGGATAACAATGGCAGTAAAAAGAATACCAACATATCAATCACAAAAACAAGTAGGTGCTACATTCAAACCACCTGTGTTGCAAGACGGCACAAGATCAATACTCAAAGGCATTAATGATCTTGCACAAAACCATTTGGATAAAAAAGCGGCTGAACAAGGACAAGAACAAGGCTTTACAGATTTACAATCAGGTGCCACAACAATACAACAATCAGAAGCAAAACTTGGTACTATTAGAGGTGATGCATATAAAAAAGGTGCAAGGGCGGCTTTTGTTGCAAAAACTAAAAACAACTATGAAGCACAACTTACACAGTTGTATGATGAAAACAAATTTGACATAGAAACTTTTAACAAGAAAAGTAAAAAATTAAGAGATGACATATTAAAAACTACACCTAGTAACTTACAACAATTGATTGTTGTTGATTATGACAGTGCGGCAAACAGAATTAATAATTCAATTGGCTCAAACATTTTTAATAGAGACCTTGCCGAGGATGTAAAAATACAAACAGATAGAATTACAAACATTGGCGTACAATTAGAACAAAGTATTTTGGCCAAAGAAGGCGATCCGTTGTATGGACAAAGTGAAAGGTTGGTTGCAGAACAATTTAGTATTCTCAACACATTATACAATGAACAAAAAATTATTGATGTAGCAACACTTGGTCAATACACACAAACAATATTTGATGAAATATTAAAAGCAGAAATTACATCAGCATATGAAAAATTACCAATTGCTGACAGAGAAGCATTTATCACAAGTTTAAGCACACCAGAAGGTGTACAAAAATACATTGACGAAGCCAAAACAACATATGGTGATGAAATAAAACAAGCATTACCACAGTTTGAAATACCTAGCACAATTGATGACAGCAAAGTTGCAGGATTAGTAAGTGATCTAAACATCATGCACAAAGACATGGTCAAAAAGTTTACAAGAGAAAGAGAAACTTTTAAGACAAGTTTTGAAAACAGAGTAGCTGAAGCATTAGAAGATGGTGAAGACATAAGAACTGCTGTGCCTATTGCATCACTGGCACAAGCACAACAACAATATCTTTTGTCAGATGAAGAAGTGCAAATGTTGACTGACATATACACTGAAGCAACATTGGTTGAAAGCTATGTCAAAAACATAGACAAAATGGATCACAATGATCTTGAAACCAAAATTGAATTGATTGATCTAAGTCTTGAACTGATGGCAGAAGACACAGACCCAGACTCACAAATCAAAATTAGTGCAATGAACAAAGCCAAAGATTTAATACAAGATCAAATTGAAACATTAGAAACAATTGTTAATGACAAAAATCCACATGCCAAAGCAGGCAGTGGCACAATTAGTTTAACAGACGGACCGCAGTCAATTGACGATTTAAAAACAAGACATCAAGACACAGCAGACAAAGTTGGTGTTACTGACACAAAACTTATTCCGTTGGTTGATGACAGCGAAATTGATTGGTTTAAAAACAATCTCAACAGCAATGATATTAACAACAGAAAAAGTGCATTGCAGTTATTAAAACAATTAGAAATAGACAACAACATTTCAATAATGACTGAGCTTGATCTAAGTTTAGAAATGGAGATTGCGTTGGAGTTGCCTGCAGGTGAACAACAAGATGCATTGCTTGAAGCAATAATTACAGAAGGTGAAATAAAAGCCACTGTTGAAGGATTGCCTACTAAAAAAACTGGCTTAAAAGAAAATGAAAAAGTTGTAGATAAACTTTCAATGGACAATGATTTTGTGTCCGCACACATATCAAAAGGTCATGTTGAATATGCCAAAGTGTTGGGTTTTTACGACAAGATGATCAACTACTACATTGCAAACGGTGTGTCATATCAAGAAGCAAGAAAGATGACAGACAACATGTACAATCAAGGATTTCAACCACAAGCATTGGACAATGGGCAAATAATTACTATGCCAAATTCACCAATTATTGATGAAAAAACAAAATTAAACAGCGTAGAACAAATTAATTTTGTTATGTCAAATCCTATACTCAACAACTATGTGCCAAACACAAACATGACATTGAGTGAAAATGAAAGTGCATTTTTGCAAAGTGTGACGG